AATCAAATTCAATGCACCAAAATCATATGGCACACAAAATCGTGCAGTAACCGCAGATGACTATGGTGCAATTGTTCGTAATGTTTATCCAGCAACTAGTGATGTAATTATCTTTGGTGGTGAAGATCAAGTTCCACCTCAGTATGGTAAAGTCTTTATTGTTCTCAAACCACAGGATGCTTCGTATCTAACAACAATTACAAAGAAGCAAATTATCACAGAACTGAAGAAATATGTCATTGCTTCTGTAGAACCAGTAATTGTTGATCCTTCTATTCTCTTTGTTGAATTGAATAGTCAGATTTATTATGATTCTGGTAGCACTGCTGATACACCAGCACAGATTAGAGATAAAGTTATCGGTGCATTGCAAAGTTATATTGAACTATCAGACATAGAAAAGTTCAATGGTAAGTTCAGATACAGTAAAATTGTTGGTGTAATTGATGAGGCTGACAAATCCATCAATTCAAACATCACGTCTGTTGTTATGAGAAAGGATTTTTATCCTCAACTGAATTCAACCTTCTATTATGAGATCTGTTATCAAAATGCGTTTGATAAAGATTGTGAAGGTTCAACTCTCTCCACCACTGGATTTAGAGTCACTGAGTATCCTAACTTTGATGTCTATCTTGAAGATAGGGATGGTCTAATTGTCCTATATAGACTAGATGCTGTAACTGGTGAAAAGGTCGTTCTAGACAAGGAAGTTGGAACAATTGATTATGTAAACGGTGAACTAAAAATGTATGATTTGACTATCATCAAAGGTAGTTATTTTGATAACAGAATTTCAGTTAGAGTAAAACCATTATCTAATGATATCAAGGCATTCCGAGAGGTTTATCTTGACGTTGATATTGCTAATTCATCCTTTAGTGCGTATAAAGAGTAAGTAGATGGCAGTTAAGACCAAAAGAATTTCTACTCTAATTGAGTCCCAGCTTCCCGAGTTCATTTCTTCTGAATATGAACTTTTTGGTAAGTTTGTAGAGAAATATTATGAAGCTCAGGAAATTCAGGGCGGAACTCTAGATATCCTCAGTAATCTTCAAAAGTATCTAGATGTTGATTACTATGAGAAGTCTTTACTAAAGCAAAATACAAAACTTGCTGCTTCTATCACTACATCTTCAACGACGATTGAATTGGAGGATGGATCTGGTTTTCCTGAGAAAAATGGTTATATTCAGATTTTGGATGAAATCATCTTTTATGAAGAGAGAAATGGTAATACTCTAGTAAATTGTTCCCGAGGAGTGCATGGAAATGTTGCTCTTGGAGATCTTTATGAAAAATCAACTTTTGTTGGAACAGATGCTTCTGCTCATTCCTCTGGAGATTTAGTTCTCAATATTAGCAATCTGTTTTTGTATGCTATTGTTAAAAACTTTGAGTCTCAGTATCTTGGTTCTTTTCCTGAAAAATATCTAAGAGGAGAGGTAGATAAAAGAACCCTTATCAAGAATATTCAAAAATTTTATAAGGCAAAGGGAACCGATAGCTCTATAAAATTTATTTTCAATACTATTGTTACTCAAGATAGTACCAATAAACCAGAAGTATACAAACCAAGAGATTTTGTTTACAAATCATCAGAATCTGATTGGACAAATGTTTATGCAATCAAAGCAAAAATAGTATCTGGAGATCCAAAATCACTAATTGGTAAATCAATTATTCAGACTGCTACCGAAGAATATGGTTATGCTTCAGCAACTGTTGATAACGTATTTCCAGAAGGAAAATCTGATAATGAACAAATCTGGAATATCGTAGTTGCTCCAGAGACAGTCAATGGTAGTTTTGCCATTTCAACAAAAACTCGTCTAGAAAAAGATTTACCAGCAACTGCATCAGTAGGAAAAAGAATCAACGTATTTTCTACAGTTGGATGGGATGTATCTGGAGAGGTTTTGATTGATGATGAGATTATTGAATTTGAAGATAAAAATGTAACGCAGTTTACTATTTCTTCTAGAGGAACAACTCCAGTTCTACATGTTGCTGGATCATCTGTATATAAACCAGTTATCTTACAAGGTTCGGGAGTTAGATTACTAACCCTTGGAGTTGTATACAATTTACTACCACAAAATCCACAACCACACTCATACGTAGATGATGAGATACAGATTTCAGATGCAGGGTTCAAAACTGTTGATCCTAAGATTGTAGTTACTGGAACAAATCAAACAAGATGGTTACTGGGGCAAGGATCTTCACCATTAGTGCCAACCATTCCATCATTGAATACTTCTCTTGGTGAAATATCAACTGATGTATCTGCTATTTTTGAAGATGATCAATATTACTACATTAGTAGTTCAAGTTATCCATCATATAAAATTTTAGATGGTTCAACTGTAAATAATAATCTAACTGATCAAAAACTTCTAAGATTGGTTAGAAAAGTAGCAACAAGAACTACAGAAATTTATCCAACACCAAAAAGAGATGTTGGAATACTTTTGAATGGTGTTCCTATTTTTGGATACAAAGACGAAGAGAGTATTCGTTTTGGTTTATTGGAAAAAATCATCGTTGATACGCAAGGAACTGGATATGCAAAACCACCTTTCGTATTGCTTGATGGAGTTCCAAATCAGGCAAGATCTGTTTTATCTGGTCAAGTCGTAGAAAGAATTATTGTTGATACTAAAACTATCTTCCCAAGAACACCAGAAGTTACAATTACTTCTGGTAGGGGAGCTGTTGTCCGTGCAGTTGTAACAAAAGGAAAAGTTACTAGTTTGGTTATTGATAATCCTGGAGAATTCTATTCATCTCCTCCAACTGTTAGAATTAGAGATAATGCTGGTAGAGGAAGATTTGCAAATTATAATTCTGTAGTAAATACAGATGGTCAAATTACTGGATTTGAAAAACTCGATGAAGGTAATTTCTATGATCAAAACACAGTAATCGTTGATATTATTCCAGTTGGTCAAGGAGCGACTGCTACTCCATATCTAAAAGAATGGAATAAAAATAGATTTGCAAAACTTCAAGACACTCTAGATACTGAATATGGATATGTTTTTCAAAACTACAATCCATTATTAGACTATGGTTACGGTCATGTCGCAAATCCAAAGGCACTTAGAGTTGCACTAAATGACAATCTAGATAACACTGGATCTGAACCATCCACCAAAGTTCATTCACCTATTATTGGTTTTGCTTATGATGGAAATCCAATATATGGTCCTTTTGGTCATCAAAATCCATTAGATCCACAATCTTCTATTGTTAGGATGACTTCCAGTTATTCATTGAATAACGCTCGTCCTGGTGGTCCAAGTATTTCTCAATATCCATCTGGAACTTTTGTGAATGATTACATCTATGTACATAAGAGTGGATCATTAGATGAGAATAATGGAAGATTTTGTATCACTCCAGATTTCCCAGATGGAACATATGCTTACTTTTTGACAATTGATAGTAATCAAGTTCCACAGTTTCCATATTTTATTGGTGAGAATTTTTATTCTCTACCAATTGATAGTAATTATAATTCCAACATAAATCAGAATGATATTCCTAAAACTTCCAGGAGATTATTCACTCCAGGAATGCCAATCAATGGTGAAGGAGTTATTGCAAGAATTTCTGATGTAAAATCTGGATTTGTTGATTCTATTTCCATTGATTCGTCATCAAATAATTTTTCTCTCAATTCAAAAATTTATTTTGATAACAGTGGAACTGGTGGTCAAGATGCAGAGGCTATTGTTTCTTCCGTAAATGGAAAGTCTGTAAACTATCTGCAAAGTAAAGAAAATAAAGTAGTTCAACTGACTATTATTCAAAATGCTTATTTGTTTGCTAATGATACTCTAAGTCAACCAGCATCTGGTGCTTTTGGTGAGATAGTTGGAAATGTCTTTAGTGATAATGTTATTGTTCTCAAAAACGTAGTTGGAACTTTCAATAGCACTGGAACATTTTCAGCTGCAATCAAAACATTTTCTGTTCTTGTAGATCAAGACAGTTCTTATACCGCAGGTGCTACATTATCTTTGACAGATGGTATAAATCCTCCCATTGCAACGGCAGAGATTTTAGAAACAACTTCAAAGCAAAATGTTGTAAA